TATAAAAGATTGGGCTGATTTACAAAAAGAAATAGGAGAAAAAACCTTAATAAATGAATTCAAAAAGAAAAAATTAATTTTATAACAAAATAAAAACAAAATGAAAGAAAATGAAGAAATATTAAAAATAACAGATTTAGTAAAAAATGAAATTTACTATTTTGAATCTAATGTAAAATGGATTTTAAGATTTGATAGTTTAACAGAAGAAAATATATTAGTTAATGGTTCTATTTCTGAAAGTTTGTATTATGGAGAAAAAGAAGCGTTTTGGGGGCAGCTTAATGATGCTAAAAATATAAGAAAAGCTACAAAAAAAGAAATTTATTGGTTTTTAGAATGCGAAAAATTAAATAAGTTTATCAAATATGAAGAAGCAATGAAAACTTTTATAGAAGAATCAGAATTATATGATATAAGTAAATTAACTCCTTATCCTAGAGGATATAATGATTTAAAAAGAGGAGATAAAGCTATTTATATAAGTCATGATAAAACTTCTAATAATTGTAAAAAATATATACCTTTAGGTAGTATAGTAACTATTAAAGAAAATGGTAGTAATATTCCTATAATTTCATATGATAAATATCCTGAAGCAATTTTTTGTTGTAATACTTATAATTTAGCTCCTATACCAGAAAAACAAAAAGAAAATACTTCTTTAGTAGGTAGATATTTAAAAGCTTTAGTAGATGATGCTCAAAGTACAACTTTTAAAAAAGGTACATATGTAGAAATAATTGAAAAAATTAATGATAATCAATATAATTTAAAAGGATATTGGACTTATACTATTAATAATAGTACAGCTGACAATTGGCAATTAATGCCTGAAGGATTTAATCCTGAAGAAATTAAAGTAGATAGTGTTCCTGAATATGTAGAATACATTGAAACTCAATATAAAGGGCAAATTGTTAAAGTTGAAAATTGGGGTTCAGCAAGTTATTGTAAAGTAATATTTCATGATGGTAATAAAGAACAACCTTTTAAATATTTAGTTAAAAAATCTTCTAAAGCAGAATACGATTTACAAAATAAACCTAAAGAAATGAAAAAAGTAGAAGATTTAGTATATCCTGATGTAATAGAATTAGAATCTCAAGAACAATTAGATAAGATTTTAAAATATAATCCTAGATTATATAAAAGTTTTAAAAGATATATGTTATTTGGAGAAAAAGATGCGAAAATAGGTTGGGGTACTTCTACTAGTTATAGTGATATATTTTATAACAATTACAAATTTTCAGATATTATATTTCCAGAAGAAACTACAAAACAATATGATTATGAAGTAGTACATTGTACAACACAAGAAGAGTGGGATTTTGCTTGTGATAAATATAATAAAGGTATTTATGTAAAAGAACAATTTGTAAAATATGGTTATAATACTTTTGTGATGTCTAATTTTAGTGGATGGAATAAAAAAGAATTTTTTTTAAGTGATCCTCTTTATAATAAAAGTCTCAAAATCTACACTTTCAAAGAATATTGTGATAAATTTGGATATACACCTGATTTTATAGAAAAAGAAGAAAAATGGATTCCTAAAGTAGGAGAATGGATTGTAGCCTTAGAAACAATAGGAGATTTAATTACTAAAAATAAGGTTTATCAATTGAAAAAACTAGATCAATTTGGAATGTGGCATTTATGTGATGATGGTACAATAAATGGTTATGATAGTTCTAAATATAGATTAGCTTTTCCGCATGAAATACTTAATAATCAACAAAATGATCAAACTATAGATATAGGAGATACAGTTAAATTAATTTATGATGTACAACTTCCTATAATAGGGAATATTCCTACAAAAACTATATTTACTTTTGATATAGATATACCAGAGATAAAAAAAGATACAATTATAGAATTAAATACAAATTTATTAAAAAACATTAAAAAACCAATTAAATTTTAAACATTATGGCAACTAAAAAAAATTCAAGTAAAAAAGTAACAGTAAACACAAATTCATCATCAAACAAAAATCAAAATCAAAACACAATGGGAGCAACAACAAAAGTATCAAACTTTACAAGTAAAGTATTAGCAGAATTTAACAAATCTGACAAAGAAAAACAAATGGAATCTGTAGAAGATTTTAGACTTCATGCTATTATTGAAACAGAAAGTGTTATAGGATCATTAAAAACAAATGCTATTCCTTCTTTAGAATTAGACCTTAAAAAAGCAGAAAGAACTTTAGAAAGTGCTGAAAAAACTTATGAAAAATGTAGATATTCTACAGCATATTCTTATCAAGAGTATTTAGAAGCAAGAAAATATGCTTTAGGTTCTATTAGAGATGCAAAAAACACTATTAATGACATTAATAGTAAAATTGAGAATCAAAAAGCTCAATTAGCTATGTATCAAGAAATTTTAGCAGATCTATCTTAATATTTTAAGATTTTAAGTATAAAAGTCCTAGTATAGTAAAATATACTAGGATTTATTTTTTCATTAAAACAAACAAAATGATAAAATTATATAAAGTAAACAATAAAGAAATAGGTATGCAAAAATTAACTTTTATAGAGTTAATCTTAATAAATATACCTATATCTATAGTACTTTTCTTATTATTTATAGCAATAGGTTCTTCAAACCCTAAAATAATAACTAAAACAACAACAAACACTACAATAATACATGATACTTTACAACAATTAGTTGTGCTCAGATCAGGTCTTACAGAAATAACTCTAGACAGAAATAAAAATATAGCTAAATTTTGCTATAATCCAGGTAATATAAGACCAGGAAATAAACAAATAGATGCTTTGGCTATTGGAACTATAAGCTCTATAAATGGAGAGTTTTTATACTTTCCCAGTGAAGAACAAGGCTTTAAAGCCTTAGAAATCCTTCTAAGAACTAAATATGCAGAAAATACTATACAAGAATGTATACAAAGATATGCTCCTCCCTCAGAAAATAACACCTCTAAATATATACAAGATATTTGTAACAAACTAAACAAACCTTCTACTACTAAGATAAAAGACTTAGATATTAAAAAACTATCTAAAGAAATAGCTATTATAGAAGGGTATTATTAATAAAAATAAAACTTATAAAATGGAAAAATATTTTTTACCTTATAAATTAGCTTTAGAGTTAAAAAAATTAGGATTTGATGAACCTTGTTTAGCTGGTTATAATTTTAAAGATAGAAGAACTGGACAATTTACTTATCCTTCTGCTAAAGAACCAAACACAACATCAGAAGCTAGAGTGTATCATAAAGATAAAAAAATAGTTGGAGCCCTGCTTTACCAACAAATCATAGATTGGTTTGAAAAAGAGCATAACATATTCATAGGTAGAACTTGTTATGATGATGGTAAAACTCCTAAAAGATGGGTATATCATGTAGATAGTTATTATGTACAAAAACAATCTTATGATGGAGCTATAAGATATGCAATAAATAAAATTAAAAATACACAATTATGATAGATATAAATAAAGAAGCACAAAATTATTCAGATGATATTGAAAGAAGTGAAGATGGATTAGTAGAGCAATGTTTTATAGCAGGAGCTAATTCTAAATATGTAAAGCAACAAATATTACAAGCACAAATAGATTTTATTACAAATGAAATGGTTGCTATTAATTGGGATATTCGTAAAATATATGTGGAAGAACTTCAAGAACAATTAAAACAATTACAAGATGAATAAAGAATTTATACCTTATGAACAAGCATTAGCACTCAAAGAACTAGGGTTTGATGAGCCTTGTTTTAGTTATTATTTAGAGGATGGTACATGGGTACCTGCTTCTTACTCAAAAGAAAGTACTGTATATCCTAGTAATTCTGACCTGTTGTCTGAATGGTGTTCAGCACCACTATACCAACAAGCATTTAGATGGTTATATCAAAAATTAGATATTGAAAAAGGTGTAATGCCTTTAGACACTGAATCTCAACAGTTATTATTAAAAGAATTAATAGACAAAGTGTCATCTAAACACTTGTTGGTATAGTTTTTGTAGTGTATATAGTATGAAAACACACATATACATACTTAGACATCCTGAAACTTTTGAAGTAAAGTATGTTGGCAAAACTAATAATATAAAAAGAAGATTTGCTCAACATAAAAGTAAAAAGTGTTTAGAAAAAACAGGAAGTAAAAAATTAGCTTCTTGGATACTTAAACTATTATCAAATGACTTACTTCCTATAATGGAAATTATTGAGGAATGTGAAGATAATTGGGTAGAAAGAGAGAAATATTGGATTTCTTATTATTCTAACAACAACCTCTGTAATTTATCAGAAGGTGGTGAGGGAGTAGGTCATAATGATTCTACTAAAAGTAAAATTAAAAATACTTTGCTTGGTAGAAAAAGAACTGATGAAGAAAAACAAGCAATATCTAAAGCAATGACAGGTATAAAAAGAGGTAAATATTCTACATCTAATGGTCATAAAGAAAGATACAAAGACCCTGAAGAAAGAAAAAAACACTCTATTAAGCTTAGAAAAAAAGTAGGACAATATGATTTAGAAAACAATTTAATACAAGAGTTTGAATCTGCAAGAGAAGCGTCAAGACAACTTAATATAGATTGTGGTTCTATTTCTAAATGTTGTAAAAACAAACAAAAACAATGTGGTGGTTTTACTTTTAAATACATAACAAATGAAAATATTTAAAGAATTAAAAAAACTTGGTTATATACATTATTCTGCTACTACAATAGAAGAGTTAGATGATTTACCATTAAATAATGCTGAAAGAGTTTCAGAACAAGCTTTGGTTTTTAAATGGTTTAGAGATAAGTATAAATATGATTCAGTTATTAACAGAACACTATTTAAACCAAAAACATATCATTTCGGTATATTCGCAGATAAATTTTATGGAAGTATTGAATATAATACTTACGAAGAAGCAGAACTTGAATGTCTTAAAAAATTAATTCAAATTATAAAAGAAAAATAAAATGACACATTTACAAAAAATAAAAGCAATATTAGCTATTGAAAATGAATATGATAAACAAAAAGAGTTATTATTACAACAAATAACTAACATAAATACTCTATATAGTAAATATAATGGGGATTTTTTAGGAGAATTAAGTCAATTTACAAAAAATTATGAAGAAAGAAGAAAAATTAAATTGGGACAACTTCTCACTGAAGTTTCATCCAACTTGGAGGAACAAAATGAAGAAAATAGTGGAAAGTCCTCAATTATTTCAGATATTCCAAGAACTGAAGAAGCAATCTAGTTTAGGTAATAAACTATATCCTCAAAGTAAAGATATATTTGAATTTTTAAATTTTGATATATCTAAACTAAAAGTATTAATCTTAGGAGATATTCCTCATACCTATAGTAATGGAATATGGTTAGATTGTAGTAATAACACAATAGTTTCTAAAGATTTAGAATATTTTTATAATAATATAGAAAAAGATCTTTATAATTTAGATTTTAATTATGATAGAAATAATAAAAGTTTAGAATATCTTAAAGAACAAGGAGTTATACTTACTTCTTGTTCTTTAGTATCTAATAATATAGAACTTTTTAAGTCTTTTTGGAAGTTAATGTTTGAAGAAATATTCAACACACAAGCAGGTTTACATATTATAGCTGTAGGGAAAGAAGCTCAAAAAATATTAGTAGAGAATTCAGAACCTTTTATACACTATACTTATTACTTAGAATCTTGGGATAAAATTCTAGAATATCCTAAATTTAATATTTTTTCTATTATAAATAAACTATTAGAAAAAGATAATGGTAAAGAATTTACAATTAATTGGTTAAAAAATATATAAAAAATGAGAAAACTATATAACTTTTTTATAACTAAATTAGCTTATTATTGGTTTATAGGTAAAAACAATAAAAATATTTATAACTTTTAAAAAACTAATGATTTTTGTTTAAAGTATAAAAAGTATAAAAAATAAATAAAAATGATGGATAATATCCACAAAAAAGTAAATATTGTGGATAATAAACAACAAAATAATGGCTAAAAACAATTTAAAACATCTATTACTAATACCTTGTATAATATTTATAACTCTAATAATGAAAGATTTAACTAATATTCCTCTAGTAAGGGATTGGTTATATTTTATATTATTAGAGTTTTTCTTACAAGTATATTATAATAGAATAGTAAAAGAAGATTTATAAATAATAAAATAAATAAAAAATGAAACAAGTAAATATAGAAAAACAAAAAGCAGTTTTAATAGGATATTTAGCAGGTATTTTGCCTACTATTTTAGAACTAGATGATATAAGTGAAAATTATGAATATCACTTTGAAAAACAACACATAAAAGATATTATATTAGATAATATTTCTGATTATAATAGTAAAAAATCAATAACTTTAGATAATCTAACAAATCAAGAAATTAACAAAGCTGTATATATTTGTCAACAAATAGTACAAGATGTAGACTATGCAAATAATTTATTTGCTTTAAATAAAAAATATAGAGGTTTATTATAATGAAAACTATATATTCAGATAAATCAAAGATAATTGAACTTTGGATAGAACAAAAACAAGATTTTGCTGGAACTCCTTTAAGTGTAATAAGAGATAGTAATATAAAACAAAGAAGATTATTCTTTAAAGGAGATACTATTTATAGTTATAGAGAATCTTATCCTTTAGCTAGATTATTAGGAGATAAGATATATTTAAGAGAGGAAAATTATAGTGCAACCACAGGTAAACAAAAATTTTATATATTTCGAGGAGCTGAAAAATATAATAAAAAAATAATATTTTCAGATGATTTGAAAAATGCAAATATTAAAGATAAAAATTTACAAATTGCTTTAGAAAAATTATTAAAAACTAGAAAATGGCATTATTGGTATATTTCTACAATTACTGGTTTATTAGCAAATAATGAAAATAATCTTATAACTAAATCTAAATTTCCTTTATTATTTGATGAAAAACATGAAAAAGTAAAACAAATGTTATTCTCTGAAGATAGAGAAACAGTTAATTTAGCAATAAAAATTATAAAACAAGAAAAATTAATATAATATGTATACAATAAAAGTAAAAAATAAAGATTTATATTTAAATCTTGATAGTATGATAGGATATTTTATATCTTCTTACCCTTATATAACTTCTAAAAAACAAATAACAGATATTTTTTTAAATATTAATTCTGAAAAACCTTATGACGAAATTAATTCTAATACAGAAGAATTAAGTTTTGAAGATGATATAAAAAATTATATATTAGAAAATATTGAAGATTTAGAAATTAAAGAAATAAAAATAGAATTAATATGACAAAATCAAATGAAAAAGAAGCTATCTCGTATTAAATAACAGAAATGTAGGATACTATCAACAAAAAAGCCATTTCTATGGATAATAATCAACAATAATAAAATAGTCAGGTGGCGTAAGGGAAACGCAGTCTCCACAAAGAAAGAAAGCAGGTTTGAATCCTTGTCCTGACTACAAAAAATAAAAAAATGATAATATTTAAATTTACACTATATACTTTAATTCTTAGTTATAGTCCTTGTGATGTATTTAAACATTTTAATGTAACTGAAATGCATGGTCTTAATTTAGTTGATTGTGAAAAATACAATAACACTAATGAAGATGCTTATATAGCAGGTTTTTGTAATGTATCCCCTATTGATGGTAAACCATTTGTGTTTATAAATTTAAGTAGATGTAATAATGATGTTGAAACAACAGCATTAGTATTTCATGAGATGATGCATCTTTCAGGTATAAAATATAATGATGAATGGTTATCTAATGAAGAAAATATGATAACATTTGCAGAAAATGAAACATATAAAGTTGTTAAACTAATTAAAAAATAATAAAATGGAAAAATTTTAATTTTTAATTCTATTTCAGAAGCTTCTAAAATTTTAAATATTGGCATTAGTAATATTTCTAGAATAGCAAAAGGAGAAAGAAAAACTAGTAAAAAATTAAATATGACATTTAAATTTATATAAATTATAAAAAAAAAGAATATGAACCCACATTTGCATTCAAAATCATCTGTAAAGAGATGGAAAGGGAAAATAGAAGATTATATAGAAATTCATAGATTTCTTGATAGTCCTAAGTCTACAATGAATAATGTCACAGGCAGAATGCTAACTCATAACACTTGGTTTATTTATGAAGTTATGCCTAGAGTATTTGGATATAATATTACTAATTCAGATGGAAAGTCTGTAGATGTAGTAGATATATGCTTATTACATTGTTTAGAAGACTTTAGAATGAGGTTTATTCCAACACCTCAAGATTATTTAAAACATATGGAAGTCCAACCATGGATGAATAATGGTGTAAAAGATATTGATAACCCTGATTCATTAGAATTAGCTATAAAAACATTAGAAAGATGGAAAAATTAAAAGATGGAATGGTTATTAGTAAAAATAAATAATGAAATAGATGTTATTTGGAATTGGGAAGTGTATAATATTAATTCAAAATGGAAATCTTGTAAAATAATTAAAAAATGGAAAAATTAGAAAAAGAACCTATAGATCTTTTAATAAAAGAATGGTTAGAAAAAGGAGTAGATAGAGCAGAATTTGAGTTTAGTTGTGGTGGAGACTCTATGAATGATACTTCTTTAGTTTTCTTTGATAAAGAAGATAAAGAAGTTATTATGAGTAATGAAAGCAGAGAAACTCTAGATAATGATATTTATAAAGAAGTAGAATTTTATGTAAATTCTGATGGGCATTATCAAGGAGAGCATGGTACTGTATTAGTTGAATTTAATGTAGAAGAAAATGAATTCAATTACAGTAAAAGTGCTACAGAAGAGTGGTCAGAGTCTTTTACTGATATTATAAAATTAGAAATAACTCCAGAACTACATAAATTCTGTAAAGAGTATGTACTTGAAATATCAGGAGAGTCTGATTTTTTAGATATTGAATATGCTAAAGATTTTTACATTAATTCAGAAAAATATAAAATGCTTGAAGATATTCAAGAAATTATTAATAAAGCTATTGATGATCATGAACCAGAAGATACATCAGCAGGAGAATTAGAAGATTATGTAAGTATGTCTAACTTTGCAACTATTGATAACAATAAAATAAAATTTAACTATGACTATAGAAAAACAGTTTATAATTAAAAACGATAAATACAGTCTTAAACAAGGAATAAGATTCTTAAAAACCACTGTAACAAACAATTATGATGAATTACCAGAGTATTTTAAAGATGAAGAAGTTAAAAATAGTTGGGATTTATATGAAGGTATACCTTTAAAACTGTATCAAATGACTCAATCTAAAGATGAAGAAACTTTAGAATTAGCTATAGAATTATTAAGAAAAGCTGATATTAAATTTACATATAGAAAAAACCATTTTGGACCAAATAAAATAGAATTATGGAACAATTAAAAATTAAAAATGATACTACAAAGTTACAACAACTTTTGGGGTCTAAGTTATACTCAGACAAGTATAGTTTTATATCAGAAGCTTTACAAAATAGTACTGATGCTATGCGTAAAATAGGTAAACAAGAAGAAAACTTTGATGTAGGTATAAAACAAGTAGATTCTGATTTTTATTTTTATATAAGAGATTATGGTTGTAGTTTTGATAGTATAGAAGAATTTAAAAGATTAGTAGGTACTCTTTTAGAGTCTAGTAAGACTCAAAGTAAAGATAGTACTAAAAATCAAGAGCTAGGAAAGTATGGGATAGGATCCATTAGTTTTAGTGCATATCAAAAAAGCTGTAATTATATAGTATATAAAAATGGGAAAGGGTTTAAAGCTAGACTAGAAGAAGTTGAAAACAAAGGTTTATTTATAAAATGTGAAGATTATTTTGAAAGTGATGAGCCTCAAGGAGTTTACTTTGAATTAATAATTGATAAATATGATTTAACTACATTTTATGACAAACTAATAGAAAAATCTAAATATTTTCAAAATATTAGATTCAAATTTGATTTAAGTTTTATTAATTCTCAAAAATATATAAAAGAAGAATTATTAGAAATTAACGACAAATTTGCAATATATAAGTCAGATGACTTTCAATTTAGTACTTTAAATCAAGATAAATACTTACATATTTGTTTAGATCAATATAGTTATCCTATTAAATGGGAAGAATTAGGTATAGATAAAATTTCAATGCCTATAGCATTAAGATTTAACTTAAATGATTTTGAAACTAATCCTACAAGAGAAGTAATTACTATAGAAAAAGACTATAAGGATAAAGTATTAGCTAAAATTCAAAAAGTAGCTGATTGGTTTTATAACAAGTATAATGAAGAAAATCCTGTAAGAGAATGTAGTGATATGTTTAATTTTAGAGATTCTATAAATAACTTGAGAGATACTATAAAAATAGGAGAAAACACTTTTTATCTTAATAACTTAAAAGCACATACTAATATTATCTTAAATAGACCTGTTTATAAAGAATATTCTTATACGGATATTGAAAATTTTACAAGTTTTATGTCAAATACTTGGAATTTACATTATACTTTAAAGTATAGTTTAAAAAATGATGTGTTGAGGAGAAATGATTTTGCAAGATATTCAGAAAATAATAATATTTTTATAGGTAAATCTTTAAAAAGAGTAGAACAAGAATATTATAAATCTTTAAAAGAATTTTTTAAATTTTACAATAAGTCTGAAGTAGTTTATCATAAATTATATGAAGAAATTATAGATGAAGCTGGAGATATTACTTATAAATCAAGAACATGTTTTTTAAATTATGTAGGTAAATCTATGGATAAATATCTTGAAGATGAGGGTTTAAAAGCATATGTAGATATTGAATATGATAAATTTATGAAACTAAAGGAAGAATTTGAAACTTTATGTTTTAAAAATGTTGAAATTCCTAAAGAATTCTTAGATAAAGCTAAAGTTGTAAAAGAGTCTAAACCTAAAGTAGTTAAAAATAATGATCAAATAATACTTAAATACCCTAGAAAACCACAAAAATGGATTAGTTGGGAAGCAATTTGGGAAGATAAAGTTGTAAATATATTAGATTTAAGAAAATTACCTAAGTTACATATCTATGGTTTAGAAAGTCAAAGAAAAAAATTAGAATTTATATTTACAAATCTTAAAAACAGAATCAACAATTTAGAACTTATAATGGTATCAGAAAAAACAAAGAAAATGATAGAACAAGAAAATCCACATAATTTTATTAGTATAGATAACTTAAAATCTAGATTAGATTTAATGAGTAAATATGTAACAGCTAATTATATTAGAATTAACTTAGAAAAACATAAAGAAGTAGTAACTCATACCAATATTAAAATCATAAGAGAACATATTTCTACTAAAATAGGAGATGATTTGTTATATTTAATGGAATTTTTACAAAAATATAATAATGAAAAGTTATTTGAATATCCTTCTAAAGATCAAGTACATTTCTTAGAAGAAATATTTAATCTTTTTAAAGATAATCCTAAATTATATCATCAAGAATATATTGATTTATTTAATAGATTAGATAAAAACTTAGAAAAATTAGATTTTGTCCCTTTATTTACTCAACAATTGTATTATTTAGATAGACCAGATATGAAATTAGATTATACAAGAGCACAAATTGCTTTAAAAACTATGAGAGATTTATGTAAATATAAACAATTAAGAATGGATTGGGGATATTATGTATTAGATAAAGTACAAGAAGTTATTAGTCCAGTAGAAGAATTAAAAATTGATATTTTAGAAGAAACAGAAAATTTTGCATAATGTTAGAAGAAAAAGAAAAAGAACCAATAAAAAATGAATTATTAGAGCAATTGATTAATTCTGAAATAGAAGAAAATAAACAATTTGGGAGTTTACTTTTGAATTCTGAAAATATTCCTCAAGAAGAAAGAGAAGTTTATATAAATCAATTGCTTAAAAAATTCTTAAGTAGTAGTGGCTTAGATATATCTATACAAGTATTAGAAAATGTTATAAATGCAAGAAATAATTTAAACATTAATTACGCTAAAAACAAAATAAAGAAAATATGATAAAACAATATAAACTAGGAGATACTTTACTAAAAGTTGATCATGATAATATAAAAGATAAACTAAACAATCTTCCAAAAAGTTATACTTTAGAAGAAGGAAAAACTGTATATTTTAATAAAGCTGTACAAACTTCTAGAACAGAATTTAAAAAACAATATCCTACTAACAAAATAGTACATGATCTTTCAAAAGCTAATTATTATATAAGTAATAGTTTACCTTATATAAATTATTTTTTTGGTATTAATTCACCACGAAATGCAACTTTTATAATACCTGAAAACACTTGGAGATCAAAAGAAGCATTAGATAATCTTAATTTAGGATGTATTTTAGCTAATACGCCAGAACTTAAACTTATTTTTCCTGAAAATATAAAATTTAAAACTTCAAATACTGACTTACCTGAAGAAATGATTGAAAGAATAACATCAATGTTAAAATCTTCAGATCATGAAACATTTAATTTAGGTTGGAATATATTATGGGAATATGATCATGATTTAAATAGAGATAAATTTTTAGTTATTTTAGCTAATTCTCATCCTATGTCTTATTATAGGAGAAAAAAATCTAGAATTATAGAACAAAAATTAAAAACATTAAAAACATTTTATCCAAATAAAAACTTTTAAATAAAAATATGATAAATACAGAATTAAAACCTTCAGAAGTAGTAGAATTATTAAAATATGTGATTCCTCAAAATATAAAATTAGCAGAAAAAGGACATCATCCAGTTGCTTATAATATAATAGGAGAACCAGGTATTTCTAAATCAGCAGTAGTTGATCAAACAGCTAGAGAATTAAACACTCATCATTATATATCATTAAATCTTTCAATGGCTGAAGTAGGAGATTTGATTGGATTTCCTATAACACAATACAAAGTTTGTAAAAATGAAGAATGTTTATGGATAGGAGATAAATTATTAAATGATTATATTTTACAAGGTTATCATGCTAATGGAGAAAGTAGAATGAGTTATGCTAAACCTGAATGGTTAGTTGGAAAAGAAGATAAACCTGTGATATTAAATTTAGATGATTTTTCTAGATGTTCTCCTATGATGATGAATGCTTGTATGCAATTAATTGTAGCACAAGAAACAATTTCTTGGACATTACCAAAAGGTAGTACTGTAATTTGTACATCTAATCCTGATGATGGGGATGAAAGTTTTTCAGTTACAACTATGGATGAAGCACAAAAGACTCGCTATATCCCTATAAGAATGAAAGCCAGTGTAGAAGATTGGGCATTAAACTTTGCAGAAAAAGCTGAAATAGGGAGTCCTTTTATAAATTTTCTTTTAAAAAATCCTGAAATAATAGAAGGGTCTAATGTAGATGCTGATGGTAATCATTGTAAAAAAGGAAATTTAAGAATTTGGACTAAATTTTTCCAAGCTTCAGAAGGATTATGTAATAATTTATCTGATAATTGGAATATAGTCTTTAATTTAGGACAAAATGCTGTTCCTCAAGAACATTTATTAATGTTAAATAAGTTCATAGAAGATAAATTAGACAAATTATCTACTCCAGAACAATTATTAAAGATGAAACCAGAAGATACTTTAAAAGACTTAAAAACTTGTATTGGTGAAGGTTCTAAGAAAAGAATAGATATTTCTTCCATAATGAGTAGAAGAGTTATGAATTATGTGTTAGTAAATCATAAAAATTTTACTAAAGATATGATAAATAATTATGCTGAAATTATGGAATCTGAATATATGAGTCCTGATCTTGTTTTACTTTCTGTAAAAAAAACTACTAAGTTATTTCCAGAGTTGATCAAGCGAGAAAAGCTTATTAAAATTTTAACTACTTAATAATAATAAAAGTGGTATATTTGTAAAAGAGTATACCACTTTTTAAATTTTATAATTATGATAGAAGAAAAATGGGCACAAGAATTTCAATATTTATATTCAGATGATGCAGAAATAGTTTGTTTATATTTAAATATAATTTATGAAAAATATGGTAAAGATGTTTTAATACATTATTTTAAAGCAAAAGAAGATATGGATAGGTTATTTTATGCTTATGGTGATTCTACAACTGATACTTTAACAGCAATATCAACAAGTTTTAAACCTACTTTTTATTTTCTATTTGAAAATAATAGATTTATTTCTAGATCTGAACAATTAAAAAATACTAAAATTAGTACAATATGACATTAAAAGAAGCATTAGAAGGGGATGATTTAGATATTATAAATCTTTATTTACAAATAGTATATCAAAATGAAGGTTTAGGAGCTGTTACTAAAGCTTTTGAAGGAACAAAAAAGTATTCATTTTATGAGTTAAATGGTATACTTACTTTATTAAGATGTAATGCTTTTTATGAAAATATGTGGTTAAAAGATCCAACTAAATCCATTTTAATAGAACTTAATAATAATGATGACAATGATTAAAGAATTACAAAATCTATTTAAATTTGTAAAATCTAAAGATAGAGAAATATCAGAATTATATTTAAAATTAGTATTAGATAAGTATAAAATTGATATAGTTGAAGATTATGTTTTTAGATATGAACCTAATATTATAATAACAAACCATTTAATACCTCAAGTAAAATCTATTACTATAAGATTATTTGCTACCCCAAATTATTATTATGAATATGATACGAAGATAAAAGAATTTTTAAATTCTCGTTAAACCCTTTAAAGAAATGAAAAAAGAAGATTACTTAGAAAGTGATGATATAGAAATAGCTACTTTATATGCTAATATTATATATCAAGAAAAAGGGTTAATAAATTTACAAAAACTATTACATGATAAAAATAAATATATAGTGAATGTTGAAAAACTTAATATTACTGGTAAAGTAAAATTAGTTGTAATATGGCAAAATATAGTAAGTAAAATAATAATAGACCAAACTGAAAAACAACTAAAATATACTACTAAAGAATTTAATGATTTAATATTAAAAACAATAATTAAAAATGGAATATAAAAAACAAGAAAAAGAATTACAAAATATAATATTTACTATTATAAATAATTCTAAATTAGTATTTTTTGGATTATTTTTAACTGAAGTTGGTAAGTTTTTTGATAAAAGAATACAAACAGCATGTTTAGCCAAACATCCAAATGCTAAAATACCTGTAATGTTATTTAATCCTGATTTTTGGGATAAATTAACTGAAAAACAAAGAATATTCTTAGTTTTACATGAAACAGACCACTTAATTTCCCAAGCTTTCTTATTCTGTAAAGAATTTGGATTAGAACATCCTTTAGATAATATAGCTTTAGATCTTACTATCAATTCTAGATTAGTAAACAATTATCAAAATGAATTAGAATTTATAAAAGGAGGGATGCTACCTAAAAGTTTTCCTGAATTAAAGTTAGAAGAAGAAAAAGATAGTCTTTATTATTATTATAAGCTCAAAGAAGCTAAAGACAATAAGCAAAAATCTAAAGAAAAAGGAGAAGATAGTCAAGCAGGTGAACCTGGCAATGGTAATGGTACTTCTGGAGATAAAAACTTAGATGATTTGTTAGATAATCAAGAAAAAATAGATAATCACTCCCAATGGTCAGAGCTTACAGAAGGTATGTCAGACCTAGAAAAAGAAGTTCTTAAAAGAGATATTATGAGCAGATTAGATAAAATATCTGAAGAAGTAACTAAACAAAATGGTACTATACCAAAACATCTAGAAGGACAACTAAACAAAATAACTAAAATAAAAGAAGTAGTTAACTGGAAATCTTTATTTAGAAAGTTTATTGGTTCTACTATATCTTCTGAAATACTTCTAAATAGAAAGAGACCTAGTAAAAGATTTGAAGAAAATCCTTCTACTAAACATAAATTTAAAGTAAGAGGTGTATTTTTATCTGATTAAAAATTGGCATGGTTTTTGTGTTTTATATGTGGAACTATTTCTCATTAAGACTAACAAAAATTAAAAATGATTAAAAAAAAAATATGGACAAAAGAAGAAGAAGAACTTCTTAAAAAATTGATAATTGATAAAAAAACAACTGTTAAACAATTAGAAAGTATTTTTAGCACTTTAAAATCAAACATTTATAGTAAAATAAAAAGATTAAATTTATCTTTTACAGATTATTCTTTATTAAAAAATAAAAATTATCTTATAAAAGATGATATTATAACTGATTATAAAAATGGTTTAAATTGCTATCAAATAGCTAAAAAATACAAGACAACAAACACTTCTGTTGCAAAAATATTAAAATTAAATAATATTAAAATCATACCTTATCATTTAAAAAGTGCTAAAAAATATGATTTTAATGAAAACTATTTTGATTTAATAGACACAAAAGAAAAAGCTTATTGGCTTGGATTAATATATGCTGACGGAAATATATCAAAAAATTCTTTAAGAATATCTTTAAAAATATCAGATATTGATATTTTAAAAAAATTTAAAGATTGTATAGAATACACAGGAGATATAAAAATAAGTCGGAAAAAAGATAACATTATTTATGGTAAAAATTGCAATTTTGAAGATACTGCAACTATAAATATTTACTCAAAGCATATTTTTAATACAATACAAAAGTGGGGAGTTGTTCCTAACAAAACACATTTATTAACTTTTCCAAGTTTTTTAAAAAAAGAATTAATTAAAAGTTTTATGTTAGGATATTTTGATGGAGATGGTGGAGTGAGTTTAACAAAAAGAACAGGTGAAATTAACATTAGTATTATAGGAACGGAAATATTTATTTTAGAATATCAAAACATATTAATAAAAGAGTTAGATTTTAAAAAAACTAAACTATATGAAAGATATCCTGAAAGAAATACAAATACTAGAAATTTTAATTACGGTGGAAATAAACAATTATCAAGATTTATAGAATGGTTATATAAAGATGAACCATTATTTTTGTCCAGAAAATACAATAAATTAATCAACAATGTCAAGAGTCCTGTAAAAAAGTAATTTTTTATAAGTATGTAGTGAATTGACTGGAAACCCCTTAGAGCTTTGTACACTCTCACAAACAGTAATGTTTTGTGTATAGTAAAAGAGACAAAGATTGGGCAATCAGCAGCCAAGTATCCTAATTAAAGGATAAAGGTTCAACGACTATTCCAGTGATGGAAGTACACTCAAGTGAGTGGAAGTGCTACACACCCTTATGAAAGGGTGATGATATAGTCTAATCTTATAGGAAACTATAAGCAGTTTAATAAACGAATATAAATTAACGACTTATATTGAATACAAATGTCAAGTGGTTCAGTTAGTAATCAAGATTTAGAAAGATGTAATGCTGAATTATATAATGTTTGGAAAGCTGGAGGAAATATAGATTATGCTAGTTGGGATGCAGAAGTAGAACCTACTAAAAAATATGATGGTAAATTAGAAATTACAAGAACTAAATGTGGTGGCACAGATTTAAATTGTGCTTTAATAGAGACAAACAACAATTATAGACAAAAAGGTTGGAATTTTGCTATTATAACAACTGATGGATATATACCTGCTATTACTGTAAAAACTAAAATTCCTACTATGATTATTATAACTGAAGGAGGTTCCACAAGTTTTAATAATCCTTATAATTATAAAATAGTTAAAATTAATAAATAATGGAAAGAAGTAACACATTTTATAGAAAAGTAGGAAAAAAATATATTCTTTTTGATAAATAAAATAAAATTTGGATAATTAAATAATGTTTTGTATATTGCATTACAATGTACGAAATTGTAAATCTTATTAATGATTTTATTTGATTTAAGTATTCGTACTATTTATTTTAATCTGAAACTTTTTTATTTTATGAGAGAATTAACTAATGAAATTTTTATAAATAAAGCTAATCAAATTTATGATAATTTTTATGATTATTCATTAACAAAATATAAAGGATATAATAAAAAGATAACTGTTATATGTCCTGTACATGGGGAATTTGTAATACGAGCAGGTCATCATTTACAAAAACATGGATGTAAAATATGTTCTTATCAAAAATTACATGAAAAATTTAAAAAAGATATAAACATTTTTTTAAAACAAGCTAACGAAAAACATAATTTTAAATATGACTATTCAAAAATAAAATATATAAATAGTAATAAAAACATAGAAATAATATGTCCTAATCACGGAAGTTTTTGGCAAACTCCAAATAAACATATAAAAGGAACTATATGTCAAAATTGTTTTTTAGAAAATGTTACAAAAACAAATTCTTCTTTTATAGAACAATGTAAAAAAGTTCATGGAGAAAAATATGAATACACAGAAATTGATTATAAAAATAACCAAAGTATATTAAAAATTTATTGTAAAAATCATAAAGAATTTTTTTATCAAAAAGCAATTAGTCATTCATCTGGTCATGGTTGTCCGCAATGTAATTGGGATTTTTCTAATTTTAGAAAAAGCAATTGGGTTAAAAAAGCAAAAAATAAAGAAGGTGTATTTTATATAATCAAATGCTGGAACAAAAATGAAGAATTTTTTAAATTTGGAATTACGTTTAATTCTGTAAAAAATAGATATAAAAGTGAAAAAGAAATGCCTTATAATTTTGAAATTGTAAAAGAAGTTAAATCTTATGATTTAGAATATATTTGGAAGCTTGAAAAACGATTTGGAAGATTTAAAAAAAAACAACATTATAAACCTTTAATAAAATTTGGAGGTTACAAACGAGAATGTTTTAAAAATTAAAATATGGAAAAATTATATAGAAAAATAGGAAGGAAATATGTAGAAACGATAGATTGTACTAATCTTGGAGAAGGATTATGGTTAATTACAAATAAACCTTTTAGTAAAGAAACAAATAACATACTTTATGCTGTAAAAACTCATGATATACAAAATGTAGGTAAATTTGCTGATTTTTATAATGCACATAAAGATAAATTACAAGATTTAATAAAAGTAGAATATGATAAATTCTTTAGTACTAACAAATCATTTAGTATTTCAGATTTAACAAATTGTATTATTTCAGCTTTAAGTAAAGTAAAAGATTAAAAATATGAAAAAAATAATAATTTTAGATTTCAGTACAACAGAAGTACATGTATTTCCTTATGATGAAAATGTATGGGACAATGCAGAAGATTTTTTTGATAGTGATTATTGTATAGAAAAAGGAATAAAAGAAACAAATTGTCAATACATGGTTGTAGAGGATTTAAATATACAAATACATTAAATATGATAACACTTAATTATGATGATTGGTTTGAAAAGTATAAACCAATTAAAAATACAATAACAAAGAATTCCTCTTATGGTGGGACTATGTTTGAAACTTTTGGAGATGATTTAGATTTTATTAAATCTCAACTTAATAATCAAATTTGGACATTATTATCTGTAGAAGATGAAGAATTTTGGATTATTCCAGGTTTTCATTGGGTTAATAGAATGGGGTGTTTTGTTACAGAAATACCTTGGGAATTAAAAAACATACAAGTAAATGATAATGAAATGTGTACTATTGAAGAAGCTATTGAACATTGTATAGTATTTGCAAGTAAAGAATTTGGTATAGAATTAAATTGGAATGATGTAAATAAACATTTTCAAAAAAACTTAGATATTACATTTAACAATGAAATGACTATAGGTAGAGCTAAATATACTGCAATAGCTTATTATGAAGATAGTTTAAACAAAGAAATGAAAGAATTTGAAGATAAAATACATGATTATTACTCACAATTATGATGACTAAAAAAGATATAGTACAACAAGATATTAAAAAAACTATTATAGCTAATAACTTTAAAGGTATTGTGTTGGCAAGTATGAGGGTAGGAAAATGTAGAGTAATTTTAGAATCTATTAAAAAATTAGATATTGAAAATCCTAAAGTATTAATATTATATCCTTTTGTAGATATAAAAATCTCTTGGGAAGATGAATGTAAAATTTTAAATTATTATCCTAATATTACTTATAGTACATTTATATCTATAGAAAAAGTAAAAGGTTTAGATTTTGACATTATAATAGCAGATGAGGCTCACAATCTTGTTGTAGAAACTCAATTACCTATTGTAAATCAATTGGTTAATAAAACTAAACACATTCTTTTAATTTCAGGTACTTATAACACAGAAACCTTAAATACATTAAAATTTAACACAGGATTAGATTTAATAGTTAATTATTCTACAGAACAAGCTATAAAAGATGAATTAATAATTGATTATCAAATATTTATACATCAATATGATTTAGATGCTACTACTATAAAAGAATTTGGTAAAAGTAAGAAATGGAAATCTACTGATTATAGAGAGTTAAAAAGATTAACAAATAAAATAGCTACTTCTCAATTTGAAAAAGAAAAGTTTTTTCATACTTTAAATAGGATGAGATTTATTAATTCTTGTGATTCTTTAGTAAATTGTGTAAATAATTGGATTAAAAACAATCAAGATAAAAGATTTCTTTTGTTTACTGGAGATGAAAATGTAGGAAAAAGATATAATTTACCTATGTTTAATTCTAAATCTAAGGATAATAGTGTGTTAGAAGATTTTCAAAATGAAACTATAAATCAATTATGTCTTATAAGAAAAGGAAGTATAGGTAAAACATATAGAAACCTTAGAATAATTCTTTTAACAGCTATTAATAGTAATGGAGAAAACCTTCAACAGCAAATTGGAAGATCACTTTTAGATGATACTGAAGATGCAGAAATACATATTTTTGTATCTTCAGAACCTTTTCAGCAAAAGTGGTTAATGTCAAGTTTGCAAAACATTCCTAAAAATAAAATAAAATATATAAATGAACAATAAAATAATATTAATAGAAAGTCAACCTTCATTAACTATAAACTATTATCCTGGAAGTATAACATTAGAAGGTAAAGATTTTTACTTTGAAGTAAGAGAAGAAAGTGATGGATTAGGATTTTTTGAAATTGTAGTTGTTTGGGCAGATCAAAAACCTATAAATTCTACAGAAATAGAAAGTGAAATAATAGAAATATTTACAAAAGGAAGATAATGGGAGAAAATAAAGCATATATCAATCTATTACAATCTATAGATTGGACAGATTATACAAAAGCACAAGCAGGTTATGTAGATTTATGTATTGTGTTGAGAATAGAACTAGAAAAGATTAAAGATTCTTTTTTAATGGAAGGTAAACCTAAAGAAGAAAAATTTATAAATACTTTAGAACAAGTAATGTCATTATTATCTTTGTTAGATGAAGAAAAATTAGATAAAGTATTAGCAAATGATATATAAAAAATATACTATAGAAATACCTAACTATATAACCCATATTGAATTATCTAAAGCTAGAAGACCTAAATATTATAAAGTTACAGAAGAAGATAAAATACCTAAGAAACATAAAAAATTAGGTATTACTTATGATAAAAAAGGTATGGCTTTAGATAGTAATGGAGAGAAAATAGTTAAAAATACTAGAGTAGCAGGTACACCTAAATTATGGAAGATTAATTCCCAGGATTTATATTCTGGGAATCTTCATCATCATTCTAGAGCTAAAATAATGGTAGAATTACATAAATACTTTGTAGATGTAGTGACTAAAAATTTACTTAAATCTTTGAAAGACAATAAAATAGAACTAGAAGAAGGACAAAAATTAGCTTTCTACTATACTTTTGAAGGTTCTTTAAGTAAGAATAAAAGTGATTTAGGTAACAAAGCTTATCTTTATGATAAAGCTTTTCAAGATACTATTACTCAAAGAGATCTTTCTAATACTAAACAACAAAATGTACATAAAATACCTATAATACAAGATGATTCTTTAGGTTATGTATATAACATTAACTTCAACTTTATAGAGAAAGAAGAAGAAAAATTAATTATTAATATCTATATTTGTGATAAAGAATTTAATATTACAGATTTAATAGATAAAACATTTAAATTATGAATAAATTAAAAAAATTACTTAAAGAAAACTTTGGAGATTTATGTTATTTAGGAGAAAACGAAACTATAATATACTATAAAGAAGGTATAGATTTAAAGGAACTTTCTAAAGTAATTAAAGGTTATAATGTAGGTATACAATTAAATTTATTATAAGTAAATGGCAAATTATATTATCACAAAAGACCAGAATTTTTTTCAGAAGATAGGAGATTATAATTATTGTAATCTTGAGGATATGGTATTACCTGATACTATTGCATATGATAGTGAAACTACTTCATTAAAACCTATATTAGGAGATATATTTGCTATACAATTAGGTACAGGAGAAAATAATTATCTTATACATTGTTATGATAATAATTATGGACCTAAAGATGTAATACCTTATTTAGAGGGTAAAACATTAATAGGTCATAATTTATTATTTGATTTAGGATTTTTATATAAATATGGGTTTTATCCTACTAGTACTAAAGATACTTTTATAGCTTCTAAGTTATTATATAATGGTATTATGGAATATAGACATGATTTTGGTGCTGTATTTTATAGAGAATTAGGTATTATTTATGATAAAACAGAGCAAAAAAATATACATTCTGTTAAATTATCAACTCAAACAAGTATTCAATATTGTTTCAATGATGTAGATAGATTAATAGAATTACATAATTTTTTGGAAAATAAACTTTATCAACAAGGCTATAAAGAAACATATGATTTACATTGTAAACATATTCAAGCTTTAGCTTATATAGAACAATGTGGCGTTCCTTTATCTGAAAAAGCTTGGTTATCTAAAGTAGAAAAAGATAAAGAAGTTAAAAAAGAAAAAGAATTACAAGTTATTGAATATATTTATAATAACTTACCTCAATTTAGAGATAATCAAATAGATATGTTTGATACTTCTAAAAGATTAAAAATATCTATATCTTCAGCTAAACAAATGATTGATGTGTTTAAAGAACTAAAAATTAATATAATTACTTCTGAAGGAAAAGAAAGTATAGGAGAGGATATTATTAATAAATCATCTCATGAATTTGTTAAAATATGGTTAGAATATCAATCTGCTTCTCATGATGTATCTACTTTTGGTCAAAATATATTAGATAAAGTAATACAAGGAAGAATTTACAGCACCTATAATCCTATTTTAGATACTGCTAGGATTTCTACCAGAAGAGGAGATATTAATACACTTAATCTTCCTGCTAATCAAAGAACTAGAGAATGTATAGAAGCCAAAGAAGGTTTTCAAATGATTGTATCTGATTATGCTGGACAAGAAAATATAGTAGGTGCTGATATATCTGGGGATGAAATGATGATAGCTTCTGTAGTACAAGATTTAGATTTACATTGTGCTTTTGCTAGAGTATTATATTCTGAAGAATTACAAGATTTAAGTGATGAGGAAATTATTAAAGATCATAAATCTAAAAGAAACTCAGCTAAAGCTCCAAGATTTTTATTTGCCTATGGTGGTAATGCATTTACTTTACATCAAAATGAAGGTATTCCTATAGAAAGAGCACAACAAATAGAAAATTCTTTTAAAGAATTACATTCAGGTTTATATGAAACAGGTAATAAAAAATTACAAGAAGCTACTAAATTAGGATATATTGAATCTGCTTTAGGATTTAAATTACATTTACCTTATTATAAAGAATATAAAGAATTAGAAACTAAAATACAAGCTATTACTAAAGATGATTGGGATTTATATAAAATAGGTAAGAAAGAATATAGAGAACAATTTAGAAAAAAAGAGTTAAAAGAAGATTATGTTGTTATAAATCAACAAGCTTATAATTTTTATAAAAACAATAAATCTAATATTTCTAAATATTTTAAACTAAAATCTCAATATATGAGATTATGTTTAAATAATCCTGTACAAGCTACTTCTGCTCATCAAACCAAACAAGCTACTATAGCTTTATTTAATTTTATTAAAAAAAATAATCATATAGGTAAAGCTAAAATAGTATTAGTAGTTCATGATGAAATAGTTATGGAAGTAGAAGATAATTTAACAGAATTATATAAACAAAAATTAGGAGAAATTATGGTTACAGAGGGTAATAAATTTATTAAAAATCCTATATTAACCATAAAAGCAGATGCAAATGTTGGTAAAAACTGGTATTTAGCCAAATAAAATTTTTATATTCACTATATTTATATTATATTTACACATTATTAAACAAAAAAATTAAATTAAAAAAAGTATGAATTTACCACAAAGAGAAAATCAAGGTACAGAAAAGAAATTATATGTAGGATATGGAGAATCTACATTAGTAGGAATTAATCCTACAAAAGAAGAACTTATGACATTATTAGGCATAGATAATGAAGAAACTATTGCTAAATTTAAAGATCCTGAATATACAGGAGAAACTACAGAAGGAGATAAATACTTCAGATTAGCTTTTTATGTTAGAAATACAAGAACAGAACAAATAGATCAATTGAGTTTTCAAGTAACAGACAAAGAAAGAGTATCTAAAGAAGGTAAACCAGAATGGGTTAATCAATTGGGAGCTAATCAATGGGCTATAACAGAAGATGAATTATGGGATAATTTTAAATCTTTTAGTAAAGTATTAAGTTGGAAAAATGTAGATGGTAGTGTTACAGAAAAATATAATGCTGGAGCTAAACCAGAAAAAGTAGATAATTTAGGAGATAAAGTATTTAGAAAAGCTTTAGAAGGAGAAGTTGCTGTATATAGCTTTATGATTAATATGTTTAATTTAGATATATATAGTCAAGATTTAAATCTTTTATTAGATATACCTACTATGCTAAAAGGAAACTTTAAATCACTAAGAAAGACTCTAATGGACATCAGATTTGATGTTAGTGGAAATGAAAAAACTGTAGTATGTTCTTATGGAGTTAAGTTGAAAGATGATGGAACTCCTGTACAAACTGTTTATAACAGAGCATTTTTACCTGGATATATGTTTAAAAATGTAAAAGCTTATAATCTAGACCCTACTAAATTAGCTTCTTTAGTACAAGTTAAAGAAGCTAAATCTAGAAAAATTACTCCAGTAGAAACATTTTTAATAGACACTATGGATGAAATAAATGGATTTAGAAAAAGTAGCTATTTCTTACCACAGGAAATAGATATTTATGACTCTTCAAAAAACTTTTTAGCTTCTGGAGCAGTTGTAGCTAGTAGTACAAGTGATGATTATTAGTAAATAAATTATATCAAGTCTAAAACCCTCTTATATAATTTAAAAAGTATAAGAGGGTTTTTTAATAATTATAATTTAAAAATAAAACAAAATTATGTATAACTTAGAAACTTTATTAAAAATAAAAGAACTAGGTTTATCTGTAAGGTATTATCTTCTATTAAAATTAGTAGAAGATAATGCTCTTTTTAACTTTAGAGAAGAATATTTAGATATACTAGTAGATTGTAAAACTCAAGGTCTTTTAACAAATACTGAAGAATTAACTACTAAAGGTTATGAAATTTTAAAAGAAATAGAAGGTAAAAATGATACAAAAGGTATTAATTATCCTCTTTTACATAAAAAACTCCAAGATGAATTGTTTAGACTCACAGGAGAAAGACAATATAGAGTAGATGGTAAATATTCTTTTTTTCCAAATTTAAAAGACTTTACAGATAAAACAAAGAAAGTAGTTCTAAAATATAAACTAAAAGACTACAATAAAATAGAAACTATACTCTTAAATCACATAAGAAAAGCTGTAAAAGCTAATTTTAAATATATTCCTCTCTTAGGATACTATATAAGTAAAGATAGTAAGAGTATGTTAGTAGATGATTATGAGAATTATGATGGAAAAGAAAATACAACTATTCAAGCTAATCACAATACAAGTACACCAATAAACACATTTGATATATAATGATAGATTATTTTGATGATTTAGAGAAAGAAATAACAGAAGGATTAAATAAAGAACTTATTTCAATGGGTTTTGATAGATTAAATTATCATATAGGGTTAAGAAAAGCTACTTATTACCTAATAGGAGGTTTTACAGGTTCAGGAAAAACTACATTTTTAGATGATGCTTTTGTATTAAATCCTTATGAGTTTGTTTTATCTCCTAAAAATACTAAAGGATTGAAGTTAAAAATCTTCTATTTTTCTATGGAAAGAAGAAAAAACTACAAAATAGCTAAATGGATAAGTAGAAAAATATTTACTGATACAGGTCAAATTATATCTGTAAATAAGATTTTAGGTTGGGTTTCTAAAGAAAATAAATTAACTGCTGAAGAACTAGAAATAGTAAAATCTTACAAAGATTATATAAATACTATGTTAAATAATGTAGTTACTATTATAGAAAATCCTCAAAATCCTATGGGTATTAAAAAAACTATAGATGCTTATGCTGAAGCTAATGGTAAAAAAGTAAAAATAGATGAACATAATTATAAATATATCCCTAATGACCCTAATGAGCATGTTATAGTAATTTATGACCATATTGGTTTACAAAAGAAAGAAACCAGAAGTTATCCTAATGGAGATAAAGTTAGATTATCCTCTAAAAAAGAAATTATAGATCAATCTTCAGAAGATGCTAGAAAATTTAGAGATGTTTATGGTTATACTATAGTAAAAATATCTCAATTTAACAGAGATATATCTAACCCTATAAGATTAAAAAATGGAGATGTAGAACCTATGTTAGAGGACTTTAAAGATTCTGCATCAACACAAGAAGATAGTGAGGTATGTATAGCTTTATTTGATCCAATGAGATATAAAATACCTGACCCTATTGGTTATAATTTAGAAAAATTAAGAAACTCTTATGGTAATAAAATGTATAGAAGTATTAAAATATTAAAGAATAGTTATGGCTCAGATGATGTCAGAATTGGACTTGCCTTTAATCCAGTAGTGGGAATCTTTAAAGAAATGCCTAAAGTTCAAGATACTACTGAAGAAACTTATAAATCTATTATAGATAATACTTACTTTACACAAAGAAAATTAACACCTTTAAAAGAATTAAAACTATAATGCAATTAGAACTTAAATATCAAAAGACTAAAACTATTGCTTGTAAGGAAAGTTCTGATTATGTAATTTGTAATTTTGTTTTTTAAATAAAATGTTGTATATTTACAGTATGAAAAATATAAAATATACAAAAGAAACTTTAAAAGAGGACATTTTAAAAATAAATCCTAATTTTAATTTAGAAATTATTGATAATCCTAAAAACAGTAGAGTTTTAGTTAAAACAAAATATGGAATATGTAATCCATTTTTTATTTCATTAAAACGAAATCAAACTCCTTCTATTCAAACAGCAATTAATAAAACAGAATATTTTATTAATAAATTAAAAGAAATTCATGTAGATAAATTACAATATGATTATGATTATTCTTTAGTTGAATATGTGAACGATAGAGCAAAAGTTAAAATAATATGTAAAAAACATGGTATTTTTGAAATGAAAGCAACTTCTTTATTAAAAGGATCTAAATGTCATACTTGTGCTAAACAAAACTATAAAAAAGCAAAAAAAGTAGCATTAAATTTTATTACAAGAAGTAAGGATGTTCATGGAGATACTTATGAATATGATAAATGTATTTATATAAATAGTTATAATAAAGTAACTATAACTTGCAGAATTCATGGGGATTTTGAACAAATTCCTTTTAATCATTTAAAAGGAAATGGGTGTAAAAAATGTGCATCTATTGCAAATAATAATTTTTTAAAAAATAAAGATTTAAATCTTAGAAGTTATTCTGGTTGGAAAAAAGCTGGTTTAAAGTCTAAAAATTTTGATTCTTTTAAAGTATATATTCTTGAATGTTGGAATGAAAATGAAAGATTTTTTAAAGTAGGTAAAACATTTTTACCTATAATAAAAAGATTTTCTGGAAAAGATTTTTTACCTTATAATTATAAAATTTTAAAAATAATCCAAAATGAAGATGCTGATTATATTTCTAAATTAGAAAATAAAATACAAATCGAACACATTTCTTATAGATATATACCTAAAATAAGTTTTAAAGGGCATCATGAATGTTTTACAAAAATAAACAATTTAAATTATGAATGATTTAGAATTAAAAAAACAAATTACAAGAACTCTTAAAATAAAAGAGAATGGTAGAAGCAGTGATTTTGTTCCTCCGTAAGTAAGCCAAATTTTATTATGGGATGCAATGCTGGATGTTCTAATAGTTATTGTTATACTAGAAGATTTGGAAGAAAATATATTTATATTAATACTAATGTAGATGAAATATTAGAATCAATAAGACAACATTCTTTAAAATTAGGTACTAAAATCCCTAATCAAACAGATTTAAAGTATTGGACTTTTGATGTGGGATGTGATGTAGATCTTAATTATCATTGGAAAGATTATAATTGGGATAAAGTATTAAAGTTTTTTACAGAAACTCCTAATATTAAAGCTACTTTTGCTACTAAATTTGTTAATAATCAATTACTACCTTATGGTAATGAAAAACTAAGAATTAGATATAGTTTAATGCCTCAACATATGTCTGATATTTTAGAACCTAAAACTTTTAAAATAGAGAAAAGGATTGAAGCTATTAATAAATTTATAGAGCATGGTTGGGATGTACATATTAATTTTAGTCCTATTGTATATACTAATACTTGGAAAAAAGATTATGAAGAATTATTTAAACTAATAGATCAGAAAGTATTATATAAAGATAAAGTAGCTTGTGAAGTTATATTTTTAACTCATAATCAAAACTTACATAATATTAATTTAGAACAAAATGCTATAGAAATAGAAAACCTACTTTGGAAACCAGAAATACAAGAAACTAAAATATCTCAATATGGAGGAGAAAATATTAGGTATCAATGGGAGTTTAAAAATCAATTAATTAATGAATTTAAAGAATTACATAATAATATCATACCTTGGTGTAATATTAGGTATATTTTTTAAAATAAAAACATAAAAACTATTATGATACAAACAACAGATCAATTATTTAACTATTATAAAGAACATGTTGCTTTAACAGAAGGACATTACGCTTATTTAATAGATAAAGAAGATTTTAAAGAAGCATTAAAAAAATTTGCTACTTTACATGTTGAAAAAGCATTAGAACAAGCATTTTTAAATAGTGAAATGAGAGTTTCAGAAAATGATACAAATGAAACACCTGGTTTTACTAATAATTATGATGATGGTTATGTAACTATTACAGTAAGTAAAGATTCTATTTTAAATGCTTATAATATAGAAGAAAATATAAAATAATGAAAGATAAATATACAATAGGTAATTATTATAAAATCCCTTGTATAGAATATAAAGAAGTTTATAATAGATTAGAGCAAGTAAAGTTATATGAGTTAAATATAGGTTATCCTACATATAAAAAATTTGAATATATTTATTATTTACCTGTTACTTCAGAAAAACCTCATAGTGATAGAGAAAATGGACAAAATTACTTACATTATCATGTAGATTATAGATTTGAATTTGGAGAAAAAAGTAAACATTATTTATTTGAAGATAGTAATATTAGATTAGAACATACTAAAAATACTAAAATAGTCTATATGATGATGAAATGTATAAAAAAATCTAATGAATTTACCACTCCTGTAAGTTATATAAAAAACTCTAAACTAAAACATAAATGTATAATAAAAGGTAAATGTCCTCACAGAGGTCAAAACTTAACTTTAGAACCTGATATTAATGGAGTAATAACTTGTCCTAATCATGGTTTACAATTTGATGCTATAACTAAACAATTAATAACAAATAATGGAAAATAATTATGAAAGATACATTAAACCTGAAAACTTTTATTTAACTATACAAAAACCTTGGTTTAATAAAAATGAAATATTAAATGTTGGAGGAACAAGAGTTAAAGTTTTAGAAACTCCACATAAAAAATGGTATAAACAATTATTACAATTTATTAGTTTTGGACTATATGAAGCTCCTATTCAATACAAAGTAATACAAATTAAATAAAATAAAAATGAATTTAGTAACAAAAAGTAATAATGATTATATAGAACCTATTCCACATGACAATAATATTAATAGTATTATAAGTGATTTTAATGTGAAAGAGGAAAAAGTAGTTGTATTTGATGCTGATAGCTTACCTTTTATTTGTAGTTATCAGCCTAAAAATGATGAATTTGGTAATCCTACAGAATATTATACTAAAAAAAATGGGGGTTTTGATATAGCTGAAGGTATTTTAAATGAGAAATTATTAGGAATTTTTAACAAAATAGAAGAATATTTTACTATAAAAACCATTTATTTATGTGTAAAAGGTAATAATAATCCAAGAAAACAATGGTTAAGTTCTTATAAAACTCATAGACCAGAAACTCCAGAAATAGTTAACTATTTGCACAATATTCTTATAGAAAAACATAATGCTTTTATAGCTCCTATAGGAGAAGCTGATGATGCAATTAAAACATTAGTAGATACTTTAGGAGATAATGCTTTAATTTGTGGAATAGACAAAGATTTATTAACTATTTCTGGATACCATTACAACTATTCTAAAGATTTTTATCAATATATTGATGAAAAAACAGCTAATTATAACTTTTGGACCCAAGTATTGATAGGAGATAGTACAGATTTTGAAAATCTAAGCCCAAAAATAGGTAAAAAATATGCAGAAAAAGTATTAGATATAGATATGACTGAAGAAGAATATAAAGAAGCTGTATATAATGGGTTTTTAAAAGCTTGGAAAGGAAATGTTGATTTAGCTAAAGAAAAGATGGAATTATCTTATAAATTAGTTAAATTATGGAATTTTAAAGAATTAGAAAATGTTGAAAATAAATAAAATATGGAAAAACAAGAGCAAATAGATGTAATAATTGCACATCACATGGAGCTAATTAATAAATTAGAACATGAAAAAGCTTTACTAGATTATAATATTATTAAGTCATTTAAAACAATGAATCAAGATAATATAGCCTTAATTTCTTATGAATTTTATGATTATATGGATAAACAAATGAAAATATGTGATAAAATTAATGAAAAATATAAATATATGACAAAAGAAGTATATGAGCTGAATGAAGTTGATTTAAGATTAATGAATAAAAATATTGATAATTATAATAAAAGTAAATAAAATATGAAATTAAGTAAAAAACCTACAGATTGGATTATAGCTACAGCAAATAATAATGATGATTACTTTGTAAGTGACTTTATTATAATAAATGCAAAACAATGTATAGACTTTAAAGAAAGAATTATACCTATACTAGAAAATAATGGATTAAAAGGAGAATATTCTGAGCATGGAGTAATTATGTTTGAATTTTTCGACTCTAGTAATGAATATTACCCTATCATAAATGATTTTTTAGAAAATAATGAAGAAGGTTGGTCTTATATAGAATTAACAGATAAAGAATTTGAAGAAATACAAGAAAATTGTATTATACTAGATAGTTGTGAAAATGAACTTAGAGTAGATTGTACTATTACTGGTATAGATAGAAGTGGATTTTCTTTTAAATCTTATGGAAAGTATTGTGGTACAGAACTTTATGCAAATTTACCTTTAAATATATAAAATAATATTAGATAAGAACCTTATAATTTGGAATTATAAGGTTTAAGTCTTATATTTGAAACTTAATTAAAAGAAAAATATGGAAGAAAAAATTAATTATTATTTAGTTTTAGAACAACAAACTCATTTTGATGGACATGGAGAACCTGAAGAAGGAAAACTCACTAAATTTATAACTACTAATAAATTATATGAGCAATTAATTGGTAAAGAAGGTGTTATGTTTTATGAAAATCCTGTAGAATCTTTTATAGAAGATTCTGTTTTTGTAAATATAGATAAACATTTTAGAAGTTTATTTGCTTTTCCTGAAGATAAACAAGCTCAAGATAGTTACCATTGCATTATGTATAGTTATGAAGTTAGTATTGTTTCTAAAGAAATGGCTGAAAAATTAACAGAAATTATTAAATCTTATAAGAATATTAATTAAATATGAATCAAAATCTAGAAGTAGGAAATTTAGAGTTAATAAAGTGGAAAGATAAACCTGATATTCTTTTAGAAGAAATATCTAATCTTTGGAAAGATATAAAAGAGGCTATAGAAAGTAAAAACTTAAGGTTATTAGAAGAAAAGTTGAAGGATAGTGTAGAATTTATAAAAGAATAAATTAAATAAAAAAAATATGGCAAAAGAAGTAAAAAAAGAACAAAATATTGATGGTTTTCAATCAGAAATTGAAAAATTATTTGGGAAAGGAAGTATTATAACAGCAAATGAAGAAATTCCTCCTGGAGATATTATTCCTTTAACCAGTTTGACATTATGTAATGCTTTGGGTAAAGGAGGATTTGCTAAAAATAAAATTATAGAAATTATTGGTTGGGAAAGTGCAGGAAAAAGTACTCTATCTTGTGATGCTATAGCAAATGATCAAAAAACTTATGGGGATAATTGTCTTTTGATAGATAAAGAGAATAGTTTTGATAAATTTTATGCTGAAAAATTAGGAGTAAATTTAGATAAATTACAATTAGCCTATCCTAATTCTTTAGAAGATTGTTATAGTTTAATAGAAAAAGCACTAGATTCTAGACTTTTTGGTTTAATTGTAGTAGATTCTTTAACTTCTTTTCAACCTCAAGCAAGTTTAGATAATCCTGGAGGTGCTATGGGTAAAGAAGCTAGAATTAATTCTGATAGAATGAGAATGGTTAATGATAAAGTTAGAAACTCTAATTGTTGTGTAGTATTTATTAATCAAATTAGAGAGAAGATAGGAGTAATGTTTGGAAGTCCAGAAACTACATCAGGAGGAAATGCACTGAAATTTTATGCCCATGTTAGAATTATGATTAGAAGAAAAGAAATTAAAGCTGAAAATCAAACTAATACTATGCATTTTAAAATTATTAAAAATAAATTAGCTCCTCCTATGAAAGAAGCAGAAACCACTATTATTTGGGGTAAAGGTTTTGATAAAGAAAGCGAGATATTTTATTTAGCAAAAGATTTTGAAATTATTAAAAAACATGGTAAAAAAGTTACTTATAATGGAGAAATATTTGAATTAAGTGATAAAGATGCTATGGAGGAATATTATGCTTATTTAGATGAAAATCCTGAGATTAAAAAAGAAATAGTAGATAAAGTATTAGAAAGATTAAATAATCCAATAAATACTACAGAAAATGAATAAAGGTATTGAAATATATTCTCAAGAAACTTATATAGAAGAAGATTTAAGTAATTCTACAGTACAAGAAAGATTTAGTAATAATTATTTTTGGAAAGTTTGTAACTATGTTAATCAAAAGTTTAGAGATATAGGAACTTTTTTAGATAAAGAAGATGTTAATGATATAGAATTATTAAGAGAATCTAGAGAACAAGGATTAGAAAAAGAAGATTAGAAAATATATGATAGAAGAAAGAAAAAAAGTAAATTTACATAGTCTTAGATATAATCTGGCTACTAAATATTTGATAAATACCTTAGATATTAATTCTAAAGGAGTTACTTTTAAGTTATTAAAGGAACTAGGATTTGTTAATGCTTATCTTATAGATATAGGATATGATCATAAAGTATCTGATACTTTAACTTTAGTATTTTCTATTCCTAGTTCTTTTAAAGATAATTTCTTTAACTTCATTAAAGAACTAGAAAAAGATGTACCTAATTATCTTTTACATTATGAAATAGATATTAATACTTATGGGGTTCTTTTTAAGATAGCAGAAAAGTTTAAACCTATAATACCTTTATTTTTAGAAGGTAAATACTCTAAATTTGGTAAAGGATATGCTGATTTCTTTAAAGAAACTTCTCAAGGTAAAATAAATTATCTTTCTCAATATAAAATAATATTAAAAGATAAAGATTATCAATATGCTTTAGAGAATAAAATAGGATTAGAAGAAGGAGAATTAGATAATAGTGAACTTGATGATATTCCTCAAGAAAAGGATTACATATTTGATTATGAACAACTTATAAAAAATAAAGAATGCTAGTAGACAGTAAAAACAACTTAATATTAAATATTAAGAACAAAACACAAATATATTCTACAGAAGAAGTTAAAAAAGCTCTAGAAGAATATGAAAAAAACAAAATAGCTACCAATCAAGTTAGTTTTTGTGCTAATCATGATAGAGATACTCAAGAAGCTATTAATGAATATTATAAAGCTCCTGAACAAGTAGTTTGGGATGCTAGACCTGGTATTAAAATGAGTAATGCTTACTTTCCAACAGCAAATTGGATAACTACACATACAGCAGAAAGAATTAAAACAGACCCTGTTGTAGAAGCTGTAAAACATGACAAAGATAAAGTTAAAATGGAATTGTTACCTCCTTATAGTTTAGAAAAGATTGCTAAAGTATTTACTTTTGGAGCTAATAAATATGAAGATTGGAATTATCTTAAAGGAGATGGGTTAAAATTAAGTAGAGTTTATGGTTCTTGTTTAAGACATTTAAATTCCTGGTATAAAGGAGAAGAATTAGATCCTGAAACAGGAGAAAATCATTTAATTCATGCAGGATGTTGTATTATGATGCTTATAGAGTTAGTAAATGCTAAAAACAATGATGATAGACCTAAACATTATGTAAAAGATAGTAAAATAAGTAATTTATTAAATGTACATGAAATGGATTAAAATATGGAAAAAATACAAGTAATTTCAGATACTCATGGATTTCATAATCAAGTATTTATACAAGATAATGTAGATTGTATTATACATTGTGGAGATAGTACTAATTATTATGATATTTACCATAATCAACCAGAATTTGATGATTTTATTAGTTGGTATTCTACTATAAATGTAAAACATAAAATTTTAATACCAGGCAATCATGATTCATGGAGTATGAAAAAATATAATATTGATAAAGTAAAAAGTTTAGGTATTATCTATTTAGAACATGAATATTATAAATTAGAAGGTTTAAAGATATTTGGTTCTCCTTATACTCCTACATTTGGAAATTGGCATCATATGAAAGATAGAGCTAAATTATCTAGGTATTGGGAAGAATTAGAAGAAAATATAGATATTCTTATAACTCATGGACCTCCTTATGGTATTTTAGATTTATCAGAAAATAAAGAAGGTGTACTAGAAAATTGTGGAGATGGTGCTCTTTTTAAGAAAATATTAAAAGTACAACCTAAATATCATTGCTTTGGTCATATTCACAACAATAATAATTGTTATAATCAAGGTACTAGAACTATTCAAGGTTGTAAAACTACTTTTATGAATTGTTCTATGGTAGAAGATGGTAAATTTAGTAAAGGTTTAATAAATAATGGATTAATAATTAATTTAAAATAGAATATGAAAGTAAAAATAAAGAAACTACACAAAGATGCAGTAATACCTAAATATGCTAAACCTGGAGATGCTGGAATGGATTTAACTGCTATAGAAATTAGTTATGATAATAATGGAAATATAGTTTATAGAACAGGATTATCTTTTGAAATACCTGCTGGGTTTTTTATGATGCTTGTACCAAGAAGCTCTAATTCTAAAACAAATTTAATGCTCACTAATCATTGTGGAATAGTTGATTCTGGATATAGAGGAGAAGTAATGTTTAAATATAAACCTTATAAATGGAATGATAATTCCCAAGAATCTTTTTTAGAAATGGTAAAATTTGAAACTTATAAAATAGGGGATAGAGTAGGTCAAGGAATTATACTTCCTTATCCTCAAATAGAATTTGAAGAAGTAGAAGAATTATCTGTAACTGAAAGAAACACAGGAGGGTATGGTAGCAGTGGTGCTTAGTTACATAAAACAATTATTACCTAAAAAAGTAATAATTACAAGTCAAAATTTAAAAGAATTAGAAATATTATATAACAAAGAAATAAATAAATTAAGGTATGGTAGATAAAGGTTTAAAACTATTATCAGATATAACAATTTTTAGTAAATATGCTAAATATAACCCAAAAACAAAAAAAAGAGAAAGTTTTGATGAAATTGTAACTAGATACCAAAACATGATGATTGATAAATTTCCTGATTTGGAATTTGAAATTATTAATAATTGTAAATATATTAGAGATTATAAAGTATTACCTTCTATGAGAATGATGCAATTTGCAGGTAAAGCTATAGAAGTTAATAACTCTAGAGGTTATAATTGTTCTTATTTATTAGTAGATAGTTATCATGCTTTTAGTGAGACAATGTTTTTACTTCTAGGAGGTAGTGGTGTAGGTTATTCTGTACAAAATAAACATATTGAAAAATTACCAGAAATTCATAAACCTACAAAAGAAAGAAAATTCTTAGTACAAGATGATATTATGGGTTGGGCTGATGCAGTTAAAGTTCTTATAAAGTCTTATTTTGGTTTAGGAAGTAAACCTAGATTTGATTTTAGAGCTATTAGAGAAAAAGGAGCATTATTAATAACAGCAGGAGGAAAAGCTCCTGGTCCAGAACCTTTAAAATTATGTTTAGCTCATATAGAAGCTATTTTAGAAAGTAAACAAAATGGAGAAAAATTAACTTCTACAGAATGCCATGATATTATGTGTCATATTGCAGATTCTGTATTAAGTGGAGGAATTAGAAGAGCTGCTATGATTGCTTTATTTGATTTTGATGATGAAGATATGATTAGTTCTAAATATGGTACTTGGTGGGAGAAAAACCCTCAAAGGGGTAGAGCTAACAATAGTGCTGTAGCTTTTAGACCAAAATTAGATAAAAAAGAATTCTTACAACTTTGGAAAAGAATTGAATTAAGTGGTAGTGGAGAACCTGGGATTTATCTAACTAATAATCCTGAATGGGGTACAAATCCCTGCGTGGAAATAGCATTAAGACCTTTTCAATTTTGTAATTTATGTGAATTAAATGTATCTTCTGTAGAAAATGATCAAGATTTTTATAATAGAGTAAAAGTAGCTTCATTTTTTGGTACATTACAAGCATCATTTACAGATTTTCATTATCTTAGAGATATATGGAAAAGAACTACTGAAAAAGAAGCATTGCTAGGTATAGGTATGACTGGAGTGGCTTCTAATAAAGTTGAAGATTATTTGAATGAAGGAGTTAAAGTAGCATTATTAGAAAATGAGAGAGTTGCTAGTATTATAGGAATAAATAAAGCTGCTAGAATCACTTGTATTAAACCTAGTGGTACTACTTCTTGTGTATTAGGAACTTCAAGTGGTATTCATACTTGGCATTCTCCTTATTATATAAGAACTATGCGTTTTAATAAAACAGAAACTATAGCTAAGTATTTAATGGAAAATCATCCTGAAATATGTGAAGATGAATTTTATTCTCCTAAACATACATTGTGTGTAAGAATTCCTATAAAAGCTCCAAAAGATGCTTTAACTAGACAACAAGAAACCCCTATAGAGTTTTTAGAAAGAATTAAATATTACTATAATAATTGGGTTAAACCTGGACATAGAAATGGAGTAAACACCCATAATATTTCTGCTACTATAAGTGTGAAACCCGAAGAATGGGAAGGAGTTGGTAATTGGATGTGGGAAAATAAAACTACATATAATGGACTTTCTGTATTACCTTATGATGGGGGATCTTATATTCAAGCTCCTTTTGAAGAAATAACAGAAGAAAAATATGAAGAACTATATAGTACATTACAAGATATTGATTTTTCTCAAATTATTGAATTAGAAGATAATACTACTCAAGCTGATGAAATTGCTTGTGGAGCTGATGGTTGTGAAATTAAATAATTAAATAAATATAATGATATTAACAGAAAAAGAAATAAGAGATCTTTTATCTAAAGATTTTAAACAAGTAAAGAAAACTTCTTCAGGAGAAATATTTAATCAATATACTTATGATGAAAAAGAATGTTTAAATCTTATAGAGAGTTATATTTATGAAAGAAAAGGTCAGAAGATAGGGGATATTCAATCCCCTTCTTTTGCTCTTAAACAACATGGACAATTAGGAGGATTAGTTGCTCAACAAAGATATAACAAAATGGAAATAGCTTTTGATAAAGCTTTACAATTTTATAATGAAAAATATAATAAATATGGCTAAAAAAAATCAATTAGAAGTAAAAGTATATACTATTTTAGAGGAATGTGTAGAAAGTGGTATTAATTGGGGTTTCTTGAAAGCTTTTAAACATGATGATGATCCTTCTGAAGATAAAATAAAAGAAGAAATATTAAGGGCTATTATGTTATCTATTAGTGAAAAGTTTAATTTTCCTGAATTTAATGATTAGGAAAAAAAAGACCTGTTTATCTTGTAATACTGAACAATTTATTTTTTCTAAAAATAGGTGCAAATCATGTGCTTCTAAAGAAGATAGTAAACCTATTAAAAAAGTATCTACTAAACAAACAGAAAAGAATAAAGATAAAGCTTTAAAAACTAAAGAGTTACATTCTTGGTTTTTAACTTTATTTGATAAACATAAAGAAAAAGATGCTAAAGGTTATTTTGTAAGATGTTTTGAAACAGGTTTTAAAATGTATGAAGATAATTATAAATATAACAGTTGTATATATTCTCATTATTTTCCTAAAAGTACATATCCCCAATATGCTTTTGAAGAGTGGAATATGGAATTAGTAACTCCAGATACACATAGTACCTGGGAACAAGATCATACAAAGTGTAGTAAAATGTATAAGAAATACTTGGAATTAAAGGAAAAAGTATTATATTTGTAAATAAATAATATATGGTAACAAGTCAAATTAAATATAAAAACTTTGTAAAAGGTAGTAAAAATACTTTAGCAGGTAAAGAAATGGAAGCTAAAATAGTAGATAAAATAGAAATAGAAGGTACTACTCATTATTTAGTACAAAATAATAAAGGAGAATTAATTATTATTCTACCTAATCAATTAACTAAAATAGTAAATACAAAAAATGTTAACACCTAAGAAACAAGCAGAAGAATTAGTAAGAGATTTTGGTAATATAGGTTTAGCTTTATTGTGTGTTAGATATATATTAAGATCTACTGGAATAACTCATGTTTATGATTATTGGATAGAAATAAGAGAAGAATTATTAAAATTAAAAAAAGATAATGAATAAAATAAAAATATTAGCTATAATGGGAGATAATAATCTAAGTGCTTCTAAGTATCATAGATTATATCTTCCTTTAACAGCCTTAGAAGGTAAAGTAATTAAAGTAGGAGAAGAAGATAAAGAGATAAATGTAGATTTTATAGATACTTTTAATCCTCCTTTAGAAATATTAGAAAAGTATAATATTATTTGGAATAATTTTTCTTGTAATATTCCTAATACTATTATAGGACTTTTACAAAGTAAAGGTATTATCTTTATAGAAGATGTAGATGATTATTGGGAATTACCTAAAAAGAGCATAATGGTTCCTATAGTAGGTAGAAGTTATGATAATGTACCTATTCTTTCTAGTTTAAGTGATGTTACTATTTGTGCTACTGGTACTTTAGGAGTTAGTGTTATTCCTTATAGTAACAATATTTCTATATCCAACAATGATTTACCTATAGGAGAAGGACAATTTACTGTTAGAGATAATATTAAAGAAGGAGAAAAGATAGTCATAGGAGTAATAGGTTCTGTATCACATCTTCCTGATTATCAAAGTATTGCTAATGTTATTAAAAGGATTACTTTAAATAAAGAGATAAAAGAAAAATGTAAATTTGTTATAGCTGGATATGTAGAAAAAGATAAAAATTGGGATAAAATTGTAGCTATCTTTAGTCAAAATGGATTTAAAGTAGAATTAAGAAATTCTTTACCTTTAGAGAATTATATGGAAGCTTATAAAGGAATTAATATTGTGTTAGCTCCTTTAAGTGATGTAGAATTTAATAGGAAAAAATCGGCTTTAAAGGCTCTTGAGTGCTCTTTATGGAACATTCCTATGATAAGTAACCTAATGTATGCTGATAAAGAATTTAATGGTGTTATAGTAGCTAAAACTGATAAATCTTGGATAGAAACTATTAGATACCTAATACAAGATGATAACTATGTAGAAATAGGTAAAAGATTAGGAGAAGTTAACAGAAACTTATCTAATTTTGAAGGTAGAATAGAAAACTTAAGATTATTGGTAGAAGCTAGTATGAATAAAAAACTAGTATCTGATTTAGAAACTTTAGATATGTATTCTATTAAATATAGGGAAGATCAAAATACTGAATATCAAAGTTATTTAAATCAAAATAAAGAGACTTCTTGGAGGTTTGAGTATAATCCCTTGATGAATATAGTACCTAAAGTAGAAAAAGAATATGTAGGAGTATTAAGTTGGAGATTTCTTCAGAAAACAGGTTTAGCTAAGAATTTACTTTATAATATGATTAAACCTACTTTAAAAGAAGGCAATGTAGATATGATTAATTTATCTCCTAGAAAATGGTTAAGTGGTAAAGAATATATGGAGTTTAGTGAAAAACAACATCCTGGACTTGAAAACTTATTAAAATTAATATGTTTAAAATTAGGAGTTATTTATAACCCTAATCCTAAAAATATAGTTTACTCTAATTTTTTCATTCTAAAAACTTCTATTTACAAAGAATATGTAGAAGAATGGATTAAACCTGCTTTAGCTTGTTTAGAAGGGGAATATTGGACTTTAGCTAACAAAGATGCTAATTATATAGGAGGATTATCTAAAGAAGATTTAAAACTACATACAGGCTTAGATTATTACAATATGATTACTTTTGTATTAGAAAGATTAATTCTTCAATTTATTGAATGTAAAAAATTAAAAGTAAAAAATGTCTAAACCATTAAGTAGGGAATTTTTGTTGAAAAGAGGTAAATGTTGCAAAAATTCTTGTAAAAATTGCCCCTGGGGTTTTGGTAAAAGATTAATAGATCAAATAACAAATTTACAATTAGAGCAAAATTTACTTATGTCAAAAGTAGATGATTTAATAAATAAAACTAAAAATATGAATAAAAAAAAATATAATTACTCTAGTTATTGTTTAGGGAGTTCAATATCAATAAACAATAAGAAGTTAAATCATTTAGATTCTTCTCAAGATAACTCATTATTACTACAAGAAACTGAAAAATTATTTAATAAATTACTATTAAAACATGGTTCATTTGAACTTTATAAAACATTATTACAAGCATATGGAGAATATGAATCTACAGAAGTCTGTGAACAATGTGGTAATTATGATGAAATTATTAATTTAGAAATATAATAAAATATGAATACAGAAGAAAAATACTATGTACCTGATAGAGAAGATTTTAAAGAAGGTTTTGAATATGAAAAACTTTATAATACATATAGTCCTCCAGATTTTAAATTAACAGATAGTAAATGGGTTAAACAGATATTTGATGATTTTACTTCAGAAGAAAATTATCTTTTCAATAGACAACTTATGGATAATAATATAAGAGTACCTTTTCTAACAAAAGAAGATATTGAAAAAGAAGGTTGGGTATATAATGGTAAATCTATAGATTTATGGTTTTATAAAGAAGGAGAATTTGAAAGAACTTCTTATACTGTTTATAAAGTGACATTACATTATAATTTAGAAGATAAATGGTTACTTATTTATTTAAAAGATAATGGAGAAGATGTATTAATATTTCAAGGTAAGTGTAGATGTATAAATGATTTTAAAACTGTTTGTAAACTATTAAATATATAAAATATGAATAATATACAAATTTTTGTTATCACATATAACGAGGAATATATGTTACCTTTCTTTATAAAATGGTATAGAGATAGATTTCCTGATTGTAAAATAGTTGTCTATGATAATATGTCAACAGATAACACAGTACAAATAGCTAAAGATAATAATTGTGAAGTGATACTTTATGATACTAATAATCAACTTTCAGACAGTAAATACTTAGAAATAAAGAATAATTGTTGGAAACATGCTACTACAGATTGGGTTCTTATAGCTGACTCTGATGAATTATTAGACATCAAACCAGAAGATCTAAATACAGATCAAACATTATTTAAATCTAAAGGTTATAATATGTGTAATGTAGGTAATGTTGAAGATATATTAACTATTAGACATGGTATAGAAGCTGTACAATATGATAAAGTGTTATGTTTTAATAAGTTATACATAAAAGAAATAAATTATACTCCAGGTTGTCATTCTTGTAATCCTATAGGAGATGTTATATATACTTCTAAGAGACCTAAATTATTACATATGAAGTTTATTAATGAAGATTTGTTAGTAGAAAAATATAAATCTTATGCTAGTAGACTTTCAGAGGAAAATAAGGCTAAACAATGGGGTTATCATTACTCTGAACAAGAACAATCATTAAGAGAATCATTTAAAAACCATTTAAAATTAGCAAAAGAATTATGATAAAACAAGAATTAAAAATTGGAAATACTTATAGAGTAAAAAGAAATAAAGAAAAGGGTGATTTTCCTCAAATGAGGTATCAAATAAAAGTATTAGAAATTATTGATATTGATATAGTGTATAAATATGAGTTTGAGAAGGATGTAGTAAAATGTCCTATATTAGAATTTGAAACTAATTTTACTATTGAAAAAGATTTAGGTTGTCTAATTGAACAACCATTAAAAGAAAAACATACTTATATAATTCATCATAAAAATTATCCAACTTCTTATAAAATTAACGTATTAGAATTGACAGAAACTACTATATACATATTATATGAAGATAAATTAGTGAAAAGTAGATTAACAAGAGAAGAATTTAATCTTTTTTATAATGTTATTGAAGATTTAGGAATAGTTCTTTCAGAAAATAAAATAACTGAATTATTAAATAATAGTAAATATAATTAAACTTATGATAAAACACAATTATAAAGAAATAGAAGGTTGGTTTAATATGGAAGACCAATACTTAGAATTATTAGAAAATACTCCAGAAGGAGGAATATTTGTAGAATTAGGAGCTTATAAAGGAAAAAGTACTTCTTTTATAGTAACTGAAATGGTTAATAGAGGTAAAGACATAAAATTTTTTACAATAGATACTTTTTTAGGAGATAGTGGTTCTACAGATCAAAAAGAAATAGAAGCTTATAAACAAGTAAACATTTCTAAAATGTATGAAGAATTTAAAGAAAATACTGAACATTTAGAAGATAAATTTACAGTAATTAAAGACTATTCTTGGGAAGCTGCTAGATTATTTGAAGATAATAGTATAGATGTTTGTTTTTTAGATGCCAGTCATGCAGAAAATTCAGTTTTTTTAGATCTTCAAGTATGGTATCCAAAAATTAAAAATAATGGTATTTTAGCTGGACATGATTATTATGCTTGGACAGGCGTTCAAAATGCTTTTAAAAAATATTTTAAAAAAAATCCAGACAAAATTGAAAACGATTGCTGGTTTATTAAAATAATTAAATAATAAGTTAATTCATGGATAAAATTTGTGGAATTTATAAAATAACTAGTCCTTCTAATAGAGTATATATTGGACAATCTAGAAATTACAATAAAAGAATAAATGGATATAAAAAATATAATTGTAAGGGACAACCAAAATTATATAATTCTTTAAAAAAATATGGTTTTAAAAATCATATAGTTGAATTAGTTCATGAATTAACTTTAGATATTGATCAAAAAGATTTAAATTATTGGGAACTTTTTTATTATAATAAATATAAAAATGAAGGTTTTCATTTATTAAATTTAAGAGAATGTGGTGCTAATGGTAAATTTTCAGAAGAATCTCGATTAAAAATGAGCATTTCTGGTAAAAATAAAATAATAACAGAAGAACATAAAAGAAATATGGGGTTAGCTCAAAAAGGCAGAAAACATACTGAAGAAACTAAAAAGAAAATGAGTGCCTGGCAAAAAGGAACTATTTTAGGTACAGGTAAACCTATTTTAAAACTTGATTTAAATATGAATTTAATAAAAGAATATGCTTCTGTAACTCATGCTCAAAGAGAAGAAAATATACCAAAACAAAATATAACAGAATGTTGTAAGAAAAATTTACAAAAATTAAAAACAAAAATTAGAAATAAAACAAATAAATTTACATGTAGAGGGTTTATTTGGGAATATAAAAACAAAGATAATATGAAAGAAATAAGTGAAACAGGTTATTGGAATGGAGAAACAGCTCATATACATCATGTACATTGTAAAGAATTAAGTAGATGGATATGTGAGTTTTTAGAAGAAAATGTGGGTCTAGATTGTCCTATAAGAGACCTAGCATGTGGATTGGGGGATTATCTTAGAGATTTAGATAATGAAGGTTTTATAAATTTAGCAGGATTTGAAGCAGATCCTCCTAAACATAAAGTATTTGATAATATTTTACAACAAGATTTAACTATACCTTTTACTATATCTCCTAAAGGAGTAGTTATAAGTCTTGAATGTGGAGAACATATTAATCAAATATATATGGATAAATATATAGACAATATATGTAATAATTGTAATAATTATCTTATTATGTCTTGGGCTATAAGAGGGCAAGAAGGATTTGGTCATGTTAATTGTCTTGATAATCATGAAGTTATACCATTAATAGAAGCAAAAGGTTTTAAGTTAATGGAAAAAGAAACAGAGGAAGTTAGAAATATAGATCTTTCAGAAGCTCCTTGGTTTAAGAATACATTATTAATATTTAAAAGAGTATAGATATGAGAGAAAATATAGTTTTAAAAATAACATTTAAAGAAGATTTATTAAAACAAAATGATTATGAAATAATGTACACTAAGGGTAATATTGATAAACTTAAATTACCTAAACTTGATAAAACACTAGTTTATTATTTAAAAGATATGTCAGAATTTCCTGAAGTTATAGGTTATTTTAACTTAGATGAAATAGAAAGTATTCAATTTAAATAATACAAAAAAACAAAAGACCTACTAAATTAATAGTAGGTCTTTTTTTTCATTAACATTAAAATTACAGCAAAACATGAAAAGTATTAAAACAAAAAAGTTATTATTTCTGAATATTATTTCTAGTGAAGAATTCTTGTTTTAGGGTTTTATCTTCGTTGAGATCTGAAGCAGTATAGAGTAATAGATTTTTCTCTTCTATATTTCTATCTTTGATGGCATTTATTATAGCTACAGGTTCTTCAAATATTTGAAGAAAATGTTGTAAAGCCATAAATTCTCTAGGTTGTAATGTGATTAATTTATCTGTAGTTACATATCCTATTGGAGCTTCGTTTAGGATTTCTGGTATATCTTGTATGTCATTTGTTAAAATATCAGGATTATCTGTTGGTGTCATATATTTTTTGTTTTAATTGTTTAATAATTTGTAAAAGTAATAATAAAAATTGATATAACCAAATTTATTTTATTGTATTTTTGGTCTACGAGCATCTAATAGTTTTCTATAACTAGGAGATATTTGTTTTACTATTTTATTTATACCTTTTGCTGGAGTAGCATTTAATTGTTTATCTATAACTCTATTTGTTTTTAAAGCTTCATCATCTTCTATTAGAGTAAAATATATTTCTTTTAATGGGGCATTTATATAAGAATCTATTAAATTCCAGGCAGTCCCTATTGTTGGAATAGGTCCTTGTAAAAGCATTATTTTTAATTGTTCAGGGTTAAACACAAAAGATTGCTCTCTAAGGGATCTTGTAAGAACTACTATTACTATATCTAAAGCTGTACCATAAGCATCTTTTTCTTTGTTATCATCATCATCTCCTCCTACTATAAAAGGTAATATAAATTTAGCTAATAAAAATAGAGTTAAAAGAGACTTTGCTTCTTTTAAAGAATTTTCATATTGTCTAACATAAAATCTAATAAATTCAGCTTCAGTTACTTTAAGATTTTTAGATGTTTTTTTGAAAAACTCTACTTGCATTACTTTATATCTTTCTTTAGCTATATCTTCTAAGGTTATAGTATTGTTTTTATTGACAGTTTTTCTAACTATTTCTGGTAATACTGAACTCATACTATGAAATACTAAGAAAGGTATATGTTTTCCATAACTAGCAAACAATAAATCAAGGGATAATCTCATTCTACCCCATTCTAATAAATTAGTGTTTTTGTTAACATTAAAAGGTTCTAACCTTGTAGCTATAGTCTCTCCTAACCATTTTTTATGTTGAGTTACAAACTTAGCCCACCATTTAGTCATAAAAGTATTAATATCTTGTTCACTGTAGTTACCTAGAGTTTTAGCTATAGTATCTTCTATGATGGAAGTTAGTAGGATATTATTTTTAGCATCTAAATTTAAAGAGTTAGTACTCACTAAATTATAAA